ATGAATAATATCCAACACATTAATTTTAACATTGACGCTTTTCTTATGGGTAGGCAATTTGGGAGACTCATTGTAGATGACGGACAAGCCTATTTGGAATTAGCGATTGGTGAGTTAATTAAACTTGATGATTCTTATGAAATAGAAGTACTTAACGGTGACACGTATCACCCTATTACCTTTCAACAAGCCATAAATACTATGTCTACTGATGGATGGTCATTATATACTGGATTGGATTGTCGAGTTAAACAGATTTCTTAATGTAAACAAATAGAAAATCGCTTTAACTGTTGATATTACTAGATTTATAGCTATACTAGTCTATTTTTATACTGTGGAATAAACAGAAAAATGGCTTAGAAGTATTAGCAATATCCCTAAGCCGATAAGTTTACCTATTCAATTACAACTGAATAAGAAACATCCTATTCCCTTTTATTATAAAATTTTTAAAAATATAATGCAAGGGGTCTAGTTTCCTATTGTCTTTTTTTGGGTGTTTCAGTCGAGGTTGCCGATAAATCGACTATAAATATCAATCGTCAGGTATTGACCCAGCCATTGCTTAAAATGGGGATAGGACACAATAAGCATTTCCCTATTTATGCTTGTGTCTAAATGGTGAGGGCTACCATTAAGTGCTGATCGAAGGAAGGATAGGAGTAGATATACTCGCAAGACATTCACAAGTATCCCATATGAATAATTCATATGGAAAAACCTGCTAGGGCTATCTGTTGCAGTAGAATGTTAGGATGAATAATCCTCGACAAATAGGGTGTTACGAATACGGATACCATAACCCGATATACAAAAGAAACAGTCGCTTGTCTATTGTCACTTGATTATTTTTTTATCATCTGACAGTAGGCAACAACTATGCCCAAAGCCGTTGTCCATACACCTCAACCAAAAGTAAAGGGACAGATAACCCATGTCAAGTTTATTTGCTAAATTTCATGTTAATTAATAAGGAAAAATCAGATGATCTGTTAGGGAAGGTAAATACATTAGGATGACATTACAATTTGTAGATTCTTATAAACTATAAGGAATACGGAGCATAGAATGGATATCCAAGTTAAGAGTGGTATTTATCAGTATAGGGGAACAGGTGGAAAACGTGGACAATTGACAAAAACTCTGTAACCCTTGATACGACTACATTTATAGCATATTAAATTATATACTTATTATGAATAATGTTGATATTACTACATTTCATGAAAAAGTTGGATGCCCTCTAAGGGAAATCCTAATCAGTTAGAGAAGTAACGGTAGCTAAACATTCCAAACCCTTACTCCCCCAACGGATACAGAGTTTTTTGATTCCGCTGTTACTATGATAATAAAATAAAAAGTATTATCATTTAGGAAAATAGAAAATAGCTAGAACCATTGATATAACTAACTTTATCAAACTAGTAGTCTATTTTTATAATATGGAATAAAGAGAATAAACATTAAAATATAACTTTTATAAAAAATGTGAAGTAGTATTTTGGTATTTATGTTACTATGAATAACGACCAAATGACGAAATAGAAATCTACCAAATCCCCTTGTCTCCCAACGGATACGGAGTTTTTTGATTCCTCTGTTACTATGATAAGAAATTAAAAAGTAGAAGTTAAGAGTGATATTTATCAGTATAGAGTACAAAAATGAAAAAGAGTCATATATAAAAAAAGTTGCTTTTGACTATGAGAAATTGATACCGACAAACCTATTCAATGCTTTAATTAACTATAGTGTTGACATTTCCGACTGAAAAGTTTTTTAGAACTTAATTGATTTATTTATCAGAATGGATAACCAAGTAAAAAAACGAAAAAAAAAAACGTAAACGAGAAACATGGCATAAAATTAAGGATAGTTGTATGACTAGCGAAAATAAATTAATAGAAAAATAATGACTATGTATAAACCTTGATATATAAACGTTTACTCCATTTTCATAGAATAATAGATAATCGTCTATAAGGGAAGAGGTGAAGCCAATTAGAAGAAACGAGGTTTATTTATCAAAGTAGAGAATCAGTGTAAAAAGTTTTTATGTTAAATTGCGAACGTTAGGATATGTATATCAGAGTGGATAACCCAATAAAATAATGTGATTATAAAATAGAAAATAACCACTAGACATTGCTAGACCCCTGCAAACACTAGGTTTTATATAGGTTGAAATGAATTTTAGTTTTTCTGTTAATATGATAAGAAAAATAAAATGACGAAATAGGATGTTATTTCTCAGAGTGGATAACCAAGTAAAATAATCATGTGAAGTTTTAGAAATCACCATCTAATCAGTTAGAAACCATGCTTAACCCCTACTCTCCCAACGGTTACAACGTTTTTTGTATTTCTTGTTACTATGATGAGAAATTAAGGCGAGAAAGTAGAGTGGTATTTCTCAGTATAGGTATCCTACTATAAAAACAAGTTTTTTGAAGTTTAAATACTCGTCAAACCCTTGTCCACCAACGGTTGCAGTGATTTTTGATTCATCTGTTACTAAGGTAAGGGATGAAGTAAATAACCTGTTAGCCTTTTTAAATGTCCAGTGAGCCTTACTCCCCCAACGGATACGGAGTTTTTTGATTCCTCTGTTACTATGATAATAAAAATAAATTCACATGATTTAGAAACTTATTTATCAGCATAGAGTACACAGTAATAATTTTCATTGAGTGCCGAACACTCGACATTGAATGAAGGTTAATACCTTCCATAATAATTTATTTCTTCAATTTAGTGTTAATTTAATTTATTCAATGTTTGACCTCACCTTTTTTGATGGAGTCCTAATTCGGGACTCCCTATTTTTTTACTCATAATTTTGAATAGGGATGATTCGTATTTAATGTACGAGTCATTTTTATATATTTTTTTTACTCATAAAATTTAATCAAAGGAGTTGTCTAAATGGTAGGTATGATTTGTATTTCAGTTGTTGCAATCGTAGGAATGATTTTAGTTTGTAAAGAAGGGAGGTAGTTTAATGTGGATTTATCAAGTATTCCCCTAGACACATGGATTGGTCAAGGAATATTTTGTTTACTATTTGTATGGTTACTATTTGATACAAGAAAAGAAGCCAAGGCAAGGGAAGATAAACTTTCAGCACAAATAGATAAACAGAATGAAGCACAAGAAAAAATAGTGTTATCGTTACAAAATTTAGAAACACAAATTAGCGATTTAAAGGAGGATAAACATGGCTGAAATAACTAACGCTGCATATGCTGATTTGAGAAAATACATACAATCAAATTGGCAGTATATTGAATTACAAGATGATACAGGAACATCAATTGTTAGATTATCTCCTAATGATTCAAGAGTTACATGGACTCACGCAGAAGGAGATCAAACATTAAAACTTCAAATTGTAGTAAAAGGGTCTGATTCAGATATTGTAAAGCCTAGTACATTTGTAAAAAGTGCAATATTTAATGTTGTTACTGGTGGACAACCATATTCAGTTGAATCATTTACACCTTTTACATTAGAACAAAATGAGGATGAATTAACAGTTATCCATTCAATCCAAGTACCTAAATTGTAGGTGATATTATGGCTATTCAAATTAGCACACCACAGGAATTAAATAACATAAGAAATAATCTCACCGCAGATTATGAATTAGCAAATGACATTGATATGTCCAGTATTCCTAATTTCACCCCAATAGGAAATACAAAAAGCCAATTTACTGGATCATTAGATGGAAAGGGATATAAGATTAAGAATCTTACAATTAATACATCTACTGGTTATTTTGGTTTATTTGCATTAATTATAAATGCATCAACTACAATAAAAAATGTGAGTATTGAAAACTGTAAAATTCATGGTTCAAATATAAATTGGGGCGGTTCGATTGTCGGTCAGTTAAATGGAGGAACCATTGAAAATTGTTATGCTACTGGTGAAATAACCGGTCAATATATGATCGGTGGGATTGTTGGTCAGTTTATAAATGGTATAGTGAAAAATTGCTATTCAAATGTAAAAGTAAGTGGTGTAACCCGAATTGGTGGATTAGCCGGCTATAGTTCCAGTACCAATTGTAAAATAGAAAATTCCTATTCTACTGGTCATGTAACTTCAACAGGTGTATTAGGTGGTTTAATTGGTGAAGGTGCTTCTACAGTTATTAATTCTTTTTGGGATATAAAAACAAGTGGTGTATCCATTTCCGCTGGTGGAATAGGTAAATCAACTAAAGACATGAAAACTCAATCTACTTTTAATGGTTGGGATTTTATATCTACTTGGGGAATTAATGGAGATTATCCGTATTTACAAGTATTTGGAGTACCTATACCACCTGCCAAGATTGGTAATGTTGATGTGAAATCTTATGTAAATAACTTCTTTTCTAATTTAGAAAAAAGTATAAAATTAACTAAACAGGTAAACGTATCCATACCACCTATTGTGAGCGATTCTAAGCGTTATACAGCGACTTCAAGGATTGTACCGACTTATCTATCGCAATTAGAAACAAACGCTATACAAAGCCACAGAACAGTGAGAAGTAGCACCAATATTGTAACAACATTCATTAATCCTATTTCAGCAATTGTAGAAAGAAAAGCAAAGACTTATCACAATCTATTAGCCTATGTAAGCCCCGTACAAGCCAATATAGACGTTTTAATCCCTCTTAGTAATAATGTAGTCAACGCTTTTACAAGTGTCCTAGTTAACCTCTCAATGGCTGCAAACAGTGAGAACATCTCACACTTAAATGTAATAACTAATCCTTCATTTGTGGAGGTGATGGAATAATGCTACAAGGTGATACAGTGCGACTTAAATGTCACTTTAAGACGTTTACAGGACAATTAATTGATCCAACAGACGTTAAATTAACAATCTACAATAGTAAAAAGGAACAAATTGAAAAGTTTATCTTAGATGACACGAACAAGGAAAATGTTGGTGTCTATTTTTATGACTACACCCCTGCCAGTGAATTGAACGAATTTATTTTCGAGTTTGCTGGCAGTTATAATTCTAAACCGATTTTAAGTCGGGGGAGAGTTGAAATTAAATTTAATCAATAGGAGGTCATGATACATGGCAGAAGAAATCAGTTTTACCCAGGAACAACTAGATGAAGCAATTAGTAACGCTAAGAATGAATGGATTAAAAATGAATTGAATCCTATCATTGCAGAAAGGGATGATTTACTTCAATTTAAACCTAAAAAATTATCAGATGATGAAAAGGCTTTACAAACTAAGCAACAGGAATTATTTGATAAGGAAGTATCACTCGAATTGAAATCAGCAGGTTTAGAACAATTTGCTTCAATCGTCAAAGTTGGAGATACAGACGAATTAAAAACGGTGATTGAATCACTCACATCTATTGTCAATCAAATTAAGATTGGTAATGGTTATATTCCTAATGACCACAAGCAACAAAATGAGTATGATGTATTCGCAAGTAAGAAGGATACACAAGGAATGATAGCAACAAAACTAAGTAAATTATTTGGGTAAGTAGCACTTTATACAATGTATAGGGTGCTTTTTTATATTAAAAAATTATTTTAAAGGAGAAATGATAATATGTTTAAATCTACTAATTTCACTGAAATGGAACAAATTTCATTAGCAAAGGAAATCGCAGTAATTGGAGTACAAGCAACACCTTTTACATCAATGCTAATGGCAAAAGGAAACATTGAGAAAGCATTATCTACAGTTTACACTTGGAGAGAAAAAACTCTTGACCATACAGATGATTTATCAGCAGTTGAGGGTTCAGACGACATTGTATTTTATGAAACAGCAAGAGCAGAATTAAATAACATTCTTGAAATCTTTAAAAAGGGTGCAAGTATTTCTGGAACGGCAGTAGCCATGAAATCTAACCAATTTGCACAAGAGGTGAATGATCGTCTTTTAGAATTGAAAATTAATATGGAGAAAAAATTTATCAATGGTTTACGTAATGATGGTTCTACAGCACCGTTCAAACGTCAATTAAGTGGATTAATTGAAATGGCTGATCCTACTAATGCAGTTGCGGTTACTGGTGCTGTAACAGAAGATACAGTAAAAGAAGTTATGCGTAACCTTTGGAATCAAGATTTAGCAGAAGGTCAAGTATATGCTTTTCTTAATGCTGACTTGAAAGAACAAATTGACGCTATTTACAAAGATAAATACGGTTATACTCATGTAACTACTTCATTTGGTTTACTTGTTGAATCAATCAATACTAACTATGGAACAGTACACTTTGTACTATCTAAACATGTTCCAGCCGACAAAATTGTTGTATTTAATGATAACTATGTTGACCTTGCTTATTTACGTCAACCTCACTTTGAGCCATTAGCAAAAACAGGTGACTCTATTAAAGGTCAAGTTATTGCTGAAGCAACTCTTAAAGTAGGTTCTAAGAAAGGTGTCGCAGTCGTTACTGTAGCAAGTAAATAATTCTATACATAACTAGGAACGTTCCTCTTTAATGGGGAGCGTTCTTTTATTTAATCAAAGGAGAAGAAAAAATGAATGAAAAGGATGAGTATTTTTTAAAAAGAAGAAAACTTAAAATTTCAATGCAAAAAATAGCCAATTATATAGGTTGCTCGCAATCTTTAATTAGTCGATATGAGACAGGGAACTGTCAAATGTCAGAATCCAAAATTGGATTGTATAGAGAATATATAGATACATACAAAAAGTAAATCAAAACAAATAATCAGAAAGATGAGGTGAGACAGTGAATAGATTAAGAAATTCGTCATAACCACTCTTCCTTTTAATCTAACAAAAAAGGAGAGGTTAGGTTAAAAAAAGGGAGAGCAAGATTAAAAGTAGTGTGGGAGATTTTCCAATCTTTCGCTTAATGAATGAAAAAAGAATTAAAAGAGAAATTCCAAGAATGGACAAATGAGATTGATAATACATACAGTTTGATATTAACAAATGACTTGGATAGTCTATTTACAGTTGCAATTTTACGCTTATTATTCAGATGTGAAGTTGGAATGTTTTATGATTTTCATAGGCTATATAGTAACCGAAAAAAATTTGATAAATCAAAAATAATAGGTTGTGATCTTGCAGTCGAGGATAATGAGACTAAAACTTTTTGTAATCATGTAACAAGAATGTGGAAGGATGATAAAGTCAATCCAATGTCAGCCAATCTTAACAACTTTGCTACAAGTGTATACGGTGGAGGTTCTATTCAATCTACAACATATTTCCGCAAATATAATGGTTCTACCTTATTAATGGTTTTATCATTATATGGTGCATTTGATAAGTTAATACTTCCTAATCATACAGAATTAACCGAGGAACAAAAACTAATATTAGTATCAATTGATTCATACTTTTGGGGTGCATATCATCCTAAGTATTATGAAGCACATAAATATTTTTACATTTGGCAAAAGGCATTAGGATTAGAAATGTTCAATGACATATTTAATAAATATACTAAGTCGGAAATAATGGACTTTCAGCATGAACATAAACTTAAAGGAAATATATTTGCTAAATGGAATAATAATACATACGAATTAGGAACAGGATTAGACATAGGATATTTACAAGAGCAATTCCCAATGTTGGACTTTTCACTAGCTACATTTGATAGATACTATGAATTTGATAAGCCAACTAAGGAACAATTTTATACTGGAGATTCTAAACACGATCTAAATGGTCGTGTTTTTTCTTTGGCTGTAACTAACAGAAATGAAGTTAAGATCACGAGGTTTAAGGAAGGAGATTAATCAAATGAAAAATACAGACTTCTTTTATTGCTACAATAAGCAACTATTTACTTTTCTGCATGATATAAAATCTATTGACTATATTACGATTGCAAAAAATCCAACAACAGGTAAAACTTTCAGCATGTTTTATAAGAATGATATTTTACAAATTGCACTAGACGAATACAAGTCATTACAAAAATAATGATATTTTAATATTTTTCCGATAACATAAACCCTTTAAATATAAGTTCTTATTTACAATCCTTTTACAAACTGTAAAAAGGGTGTATACCAATTACAAAAAGTGTGATATTTTAGCGAAAGGGTACATACTTCATTTACAAAAATCGTGATATTTTGATCAAAATGGGGATATATTAATAATTAATTAAAAACAACCTTAAATCGTTGTTGCTATTAGGTTTGAACGGTATTTACTAAAAATAGTACCTTGATTTTTTCCTAAAAGGGTACACTTTTTCAATACAAATATCATGATAAAAAATGCTAAAAGGGGATATATATTAATATATTAATAATACTAGATATAAATAAATTTAATATATTTCAATTCGCAAACAAGTTGCTAATTGAGTTTGATACAAAAATAGAATGTATGAATTGTAATGTTTAAATTGTATGAGTATATAATCAACTATTTTTTAGAATCTAGGAGGATAATCTATTATGATAAATTTCAATTATATTGGTGCTTCGGTTAAAATTAAATCTAATTGGTTTGATAAATTAGAACGGAAACAGAATACATATCAAAAGATAACCTATAAAGGTTTGAATCTTTATTTCCAATTATATAAGTTTCGTCTTTATGGTCAAGGAAATGCTGATACATTCATTACATCTATTTCATTATTGCGAAAGGAAACAGGTTACAAAACAGATGAAATATTTGAATTGTTAAAGAAAATGAAATCAGCTAAAGTTATTAAGTTGGAAAATGTATCACGTTGGGATTATTTAATTGACGAAAATGGTGTGGTTAGAGATAAAGATATTTTAGTTATTACTGCCAGTGATAAACCTAACACTACTAGAAAGCCACAAACAAATAAAGATGGTATTCCATATAAGGATAAAGATGGAAATATTAAATATATTGATTCTCCTGCAACTGATGATGATTATTACCTTGCGGTTTCATTTGATATGTTGGAGTATTACAAAAGCAAAGGATTAAATGAAAGATATTACGCTTTGTATTGTCTAATTTCTAAATGGAGATTTGGACATAGGGATCATAAGGTAAACATGAAAATTGAAAATATGGCTAAGATTTTAGATTTTGACAAAGATACTATCCACAGGATGATTTATCAGATGAACAGAAGTTACTTATTATCATCTTATCGTAGAATCAGAAAAGCAGGTGGATATAAATTTGAACATTATCTCCTTACAAAATGTGATACGGAAAGTGTTGATCATTGGCTAAAAAATGAAAAAGAGAATATGGATAAAATTGCAAAACGTGCTGACAAAAGGAAGAATAAAAAGAAACAATTAAATATTGAGGAAGAAATGGAAGTATCAGGAGTTATTGAAGAAGTAGAGGAACAGCTACAAGAGCCAAAGTTAGCATTTGGACATAAAGGTAAACATAAGTCAGTTGTACTTGATAAACCTTTACCAATGGAATATTACGAGGAATATGGAGAACAGATGAATGAGGATTGGGGATATAATCCTTTTGACAAAGTGAGTTCTAAAAATGTTGTATCTAATGAAGAAGATGAAGATTTAAGTTGGCTAGAAGATTTAGATTAAAAAGCCAGTTTTCTAGGGGTGTCTATAATGGCACTCCTTTTTATATTCAATAAATAATCAGGAGGAATCTATAATGGAATCAGTTAAATTTATCAATGCTATGCAGGAGAATGTTAAGGATTTACAAGGCAATGTATCACGTTTGCAGGAGATTATTGATAAACGATCAGTAATCATAAATAAAATGTCAATTATCGCTAAGATATGGGCAGGTGATAAATAATGAATATTTATGAAGCATTGCAAAATGTATCTTATAAAAAACAGGAGTATTTCAAGTGGAAACATGATATAAGATTCAATCAAACTTCTCCAAGAAAGACAGAAGAAGAATTTTTAAAAACAGTTGAATTAAAAACATTCAATAGTTTCCATAAATGGGAACGTACACAGGAATATAAAAATTTATTATTGTTACTTTTGGAAAGTAAAGTCGCTAACGACTTCGATAATATATACAAAATTGTTACTGATAAAGCAAAGGAGGGAGACGAGAAAAGTATTCGTCTCTTTTTGTCTATGCAGAAGGATATACAGTCAAACGCAAAACTTGCAGCGAAAACTTTTACAGTTGTTGAGGATGATGAACAGGAAGATGATGATTTAGTGTTGGATTAATGCTTGACCCAAATTATTTTGGTGAAGCAAGATAATCTTACATTAGCATTTTGCTAAACTTGAATTATTCAAATGTTGCTATGGGCAACCACAAGCGAATTAGAAATATTGAATTGAATATTGTATCAGTTAATTTAATGTGGGTTTCATTTGAAACTCGCTTTTTTTATTGGAGGTGAGATAGTGTCGGTTAAAAATAAAAATAAGAAGTTGCAAAAAGTATTAGATGATCCTAGATTATTCTTTAAAAATTTTATTAAGATTGTAGATAATAATGGGGAAACTATTCCATTTGTCATGAATCCTGAACAAGAACAATTCACAAATGAAATGGTGAAATATAATATCATTCTCAAAGGGAGACAGATTGGCTTCACAACGTGGTCATTGGCTTATATGTTGTATTCTGCGTGTACTAAACCTGATACAAACTATTTAATGATGACTCACCATAACAAGGTTACACAGTCGTTATTAAGACGGATCAATAAGATGTATAATTCACTACCTCATGAGAAATATAGTGATTTGTTCCCTAAGAAATTAATATCCAATCGTGATGAAATATATTTTGAAAATGGTAGTAGAATTCAAGTTGCTACTGCTGGTGGTGAAGATTCTATTTCGGGTAATACATTTGAATTAATTCATCTATCTGAAATGGCTAAGTATCCTAATGAAGCACAGGAGGAAATCATTGCAACAAGTATTCCTGCATTAGCAAAGAATCCTAATAGTAAGATCATCATTGAATCTACTGCAATGGGTTATAACGTTTACCAAGAAATGTTTATTAAGGCATACAGAGGTAAGGAATCAGTATGGAAGGCACACTTTTATAGTTGGCTTGCAAAGGCTTATAGTGACCAATTTAAACACAGTTTTGATGAAGCAGAGACATGGTTCAAGTTGCATAATAAAGGTGTTAGAATGTCCACTAAGGACTTAGAACATGATGAAATGATACTTAGGGATAAATATAAAGCAACTTTTAGACAGTTAATGTTTAGACGTTATTATATTGAAACTAACTCATTGGAAAAGTTTATGAGGGAATTTCCGACTACACCAGATGAAGCATTTGCGGAAAGTAATAATGCTGTATTTGATACTAAAAAGATACTTGAACGGATGGGTAATTTAATTCCATCTCTTGAAACTAAGGAAATATATAATGAATTGCCCGACACATTGAAACCATACATAAATAAGAATCTTTTTATCTACCATTTGCCTAAAAAGGGAATTAAACATTATGCAGGTGTTGACGTTGCTTCGGGTACTGGTGGAGAAAATGATAATTCTACAATGGCTATATACAATGCTGAAGGTCAACAAATGGCTTCATTCTATGCAAATGATGTTCCTGTCTATAAGTTTGCGGAAATCGTGAACAGTTTAGGTAGGTTTTTTAATTATGCCTTTATTTGTGTGGAAAGAAATAGTTATGGTTTACCACTACTTGAAAAGTTGCGTAAAGAGTATGGTTATTTGAATCTATTAAAGCAGAAGATATTCGACCAAAAGGGTAAGAAGAAATTACAACTTGGTTTTATGACTACTACAACCACAAAGCCGATTATTATTAATGACTTAAAGGAAAACTTTGAGTTAGGCATGATTAATATTGAATGTGTTGAGACATTGGAGGAAATGAAAATTTATCAAGAAGTTAAAGGGAAAATGGGAAATAAAAAGGGTACTAATTTACATGATGACTTAGTAATTGCAACTGCAATGTGTTGTCAAGCAATGAAACAAAGTAAATATTATGTGGATATTTGAGGTTAGGTTCAATCGGGAACTTAGCCTTTTTATTTTGTAAAGGAGGAATAAGAATTGACTGATAAACTACAGGAATATATTAAATCAAAATATGATAATGCTAGTGATTGGTTTATAGAGGAAGTCAAATCAATTAGTAATCAGCAACGTGTATTAGATGTAATGTCCAAAAAGGAATATCTAAATGGAAGTCATAAGATTAAGCAAAGGACTAGCTATAAATATAATGGGAAAGAATTTACTCCTAGACGTATTGTATTACAGTATGCAAAGACTTTATTATCATTCCAACAGAATTATTTATTAGGGAATCCAATCACATTCACTGGGCATGAGAAGGTAGTTAGTGAATATTTGAAGGTGAATAAAAAGGGAAAATATGATCGTTTGAATCAAAAGATATTGGACAAGGTGTTGAAATATGGTCAAGTAGCAGAGTATGTTTACATTGACAATGGAGTAATTAAATCAAAATTGATTGATTCTAGTGAAGGTTATCCAGTTTATGACCATGAAAATCATTTGATTGCGTTCATTGAAGCGTATGCTAATGATGGAATTGAATATTATACAGTTTTTACTGATAAATACGTTGATAAATATGATAATGAAGGTAGCACATTAAGATTAGTAGATAGAAAGGTATCTCTTAGTGGATTGCCTATTGTTTATCATAATGATAATGAATTATCAGATGTTGAGGGTAGAAGTGAGTTGGATGATTGGATTGAGATATTGGACAGTATGGAGGACTTGATTAGTAAATATACTGATTCATTTTACAAGTTTATTGATCCGATATTTGTTACTAAAGGACAGACATTAAAGGGTGAATCATTGCCTAGTGAGGTAATTGGTAAGGGAATCAATCTTGATGATGGGGCAGACGCTGACTTTGTAAGTAATAAATTGGATTATAAATCATTTGAGACGATATATAAGACATTATTACAAGCATTGTTAGATACTTCTAGTACACCTGCGGTAAGTATGAATAAGACAGATGTAAGTAACTTGTCAGAGGTATCTATTAGATTATTATTCTCGTTGGCCAATGTGAAGGCAGGATTGAATGAACAATACATTCGTGAGGGCATAGAGCAGAGGAATGAGAAGATAAGACAGTTGTTATCGTTACAAGGTGTGACATTTTATGAAGAATCATTTGATACATTGGACTTTGTATTCCATTACAATATGCCAAGTAACGATAAGGAGACTATTGAAAACCTAGAGAAGTTAGAAGGTATGGGAGCAATCAGTTTAGAAACGATCCTAGCCAAGAATCCTTATGTGAATGATGTGGCTTCGGAGTTAAAAAGATTGAGTGAAATGGGAAATGATGTGGGAAATAAAACGACTTCAAAAAGTGATAATGACTGAAAAGTGACTTTATTATAAACCTTAATAAATCAACAGTTGACATATAAAGGATAATATTGGCTTGCTCGCACCTGTTATTATATGAGGTCATCCATTAATTTTTTAAAGTTGTATTGGTGGATGACTTCATAATGATAATTATTAGCGATTCGAATATCTTTAATTAAAAGTTTATGCATTTTAAGGTTAATTCACAATCTCTTTATGCCTTGTAAACCTTGATAAATCAACAATGTATAAAATCGTGCATAAATGATAAAAAATCGACTTTGTGAAACCTAATAATATCAATGGTTTAGAATATACCTAACTTCCTGTAATTAGAATTATGTAAACTAGAATTGAGTGATATATACATTATTTTGAATAAAATTTTGGTTTTATTATGAAAATATATGTCTAATTGATAATACAGATACCCCTAATTGAGAAAATGAGGTCGCTAGCATACCATTTTACACACCCATGAAAATATTCCCTAATTTTCAGCAGGATTCCACTTTTCTATGTCGAATGTACTAGAGTAAAAGGGGGTAAATGTAAAATGGAGGAAATTCAAACAGAGGATAATATTGTAAAAACAGTAACTAAAAAGAAAAAAAGTAAAAAGAAATTATTTATCTCATTAGTTATTATCATTGCTTTATTAGGTGCAGGTGCTTATTCTTATTTTAATTTCTTTACAGAGGAAGCACAGGCAAAGAGAGTATTAAACAATTATTTAAACGCCATGAAAAAAGGTAAGGAAACTGGAAAGTACAAAACAGCAGAAGTTGATGATTTTATTAATCTATTAGATTATGAGTACCAGCGTACAATTTCAAGAAAGCAAAAAGATGCTTTATTAACACTTGATGAAGATTTTTATAATAGTCCATATCTCGATTATAAAGATGAATTTTTTAATTATGATGAATTCAAAGAGGCACAAAAAGTTACATTTAGTAAAAATGAAATAGTAGAGGAATCAGATGATTCAATTACTTTTAAAACAGGAAAGTACATAGAATATAGGTTTTTATATAAAGTAGAAGTTACTAATAAACTTGGTCAAAAACTTTATAATAAGTATTATTTTGTTGTTAATAATGATAACGGTGATAAAAAATTCCAAGTTGCTGAATCAGTAGAATATTAAGAGGAAATATCTCTCTTTGTGTCGAAAGTAGTAGATCGAAGGGAGGTGTTTATTAATGGAAGATGAAAGATACAAACTATATAAAGATTACTTAACTATACATGTCAAATCAAATCATTTAGAACAGGATTCAAAGGACTTAGACGATGTTATTAGAGTTCATTCGGAAGATGGATATATTCTACATTCGGTAATTCCTAGAATTAGTGATGGAGAAACAGAAGGATATATTTTAATTTTTGACAGTACAAACGTAGATTAAATACTAATAAATTTTCACTCTGCAATTTGTAGAGTGTTTTTTTTATTTATTTTAATTAAGAAAGGAATGATATTATGAATAACCTACAACGTCTACAACTTGAAACTAAAGGAATCAACTTAGATCAATCCGAACTAACTGTATACCTCCAAGAAAACGACCTACAACCATTTGAAGAATATAACCCACAATCAGCCACAAGTAAGCGTAATATTTACCGGTCAGCGTTATCTATTCTTGAATCAGTTGCCAATAATCCAACCTTAATGAAGTCAATTAAGATGGATGATACAACGATTAGTGATTTTGCTGAATCTATACAATCACGTATTGACCAATTGGAGCGTAAAATTCGCACATTAAAGACGGATGAACAGATACAAAATGAATCAAATTTTTTCATATTATTTGGTGACTAAAAATAAAAAAATGGTGCTGGTAGTTAATCAGCACCGCATGTCGAAAAAGAACGATTACATATAGTTTACAATATTACCAATTGTCTGTAAATAGAATAGTTCAAAAGGAGGTTGTGAAAATGAATGATTTATTTCAAATAAGCAAAGATGAAATAGAATCTCTATTTGATTGTATGGGGCAAACAATTCTCATTAATGACATTGAGAAACAAGCCATCATTACTAATCCTCAATTTAGTAAGAATGAGGAAAGATTTATTAGTACGCTTGAAAATGTGGCACAAGGTTCAATCGTAACAATAGATAATGAGAAGTTTCTTGTTGTTTCCGAAAGTGTGACAAAACGTCACAGTAAATATAAAGCCAAGATTAAGCATTGTAATTATACGATTGAGATAGAGGGAGAAATCGAAAGGGTTATTATTGGACATGATGATTATGGAAGACCTGTTTGGGGGAATAAAAAAGAACCACTCTTAGATGAAAATGGTAATCCTGTATATGATGATTTTGGAGATCAGATATTTATTGAGGTAAGAGGTGAATCTGTTTTTATTCCTTGTATTATTGAAAATAAATCTTTCTCTATTGATGGTTATCAATTATTAGTGGCTGATAATACTATTATTGTCATTGTGCAGGATAATGATAGGAATCGTGTACAGTTTGATACAAATGTTGTTTTCAATTTGATGGATTATAATTGGAAAGTTAGGAATCAAGATAGAACACGAAAAGGATTATTGATACTAACTTGTGAGAGGACTACTTGA